AAGTTTATCTACATTACTTCTTTCAACTGAGAATCCTACACCTGTGCCACACATAAGTATATACATACACTCATCAAATGCTCTGACAGAATCTACAGGAATGTAACTACAGTTATAGCTTGTAACATTACAGGTTTTAAGAGCAGGACCTGCAGTCATCAATGCTCTCATGCTAGGCATAACACCTAGTCCTAACACTTTATCTTCTAATTTATTCCTTAGAGATTTAGTTAGTATGCTTCCATGAAGGTTCTGCATATAGTCAAAGTATCTTGATACAGTTTCTGTCCAAGTCTCTCTTCTTTCTTCTTCATCAATCCATCTTGCATATCTAGAGATGGCAATAAAGTTTTGGTAGTCTGTTGGTAATAAGTTGCTTTTCATTTTAATGTCCTAACACTGCGTTGATTCGTTTTCTTGTATATTGTATCTCTCCTGATTTTAAAACTTTAAATGCGAACTCTCTCATATAATTATAATCTATATTAGCATAGTCACACACCATCTTAAAGTCTTCTGATGTAACACCTACAGAAGCAAAGAACCAAGCCTTTGCCCTGTCTCTTTCAAGTACAGATGTTTCAGGTTCATCTTTATATGTAGGTTTAGTTGCGTCTAGTAAAGCCTGTAGTATTACACACATATACATTGTCTGTTCAGGAGTACTTCTTTCTTTAAAGACTTCTTCCTCAACAACAAAATTTACATTTGTTTTTATTTTGTTATCCAACTTTTAGGTATCCCACTACTAGCTTTACAATATTTAAACCCATGTTTCTCACACCATGTTGCATAAGTCATCCTTCCATTTTTGTATAGCTTCCTGTTAGGATTATCAAATACAAAACGAATGTCGTAATGAGGACACTGCTTTCTTACAAACAGATGTTTCTTTCTGTCCTCTAATACGAATCTTCCTTTTACTTCTAGGATAATCCCATTGTCTAAAACAAAATCAGGTATATACTTTTTGGACTCTAACCACTCATACTTTATAGTTAGCTTTTCATATTTGAATGATACCTTATTTTCCTTCAGAAAACAATAAGTATTATACTCTGAATTGGAACGAAATTTATGCGAAGGCATTTGTAACTTCTTCTACATCAGGTGTTTTATGAACCTGCGTGAGGTGACGTATACCTGTGGAATATTTAAACTTCCTTAGTCCTCTGCCTTGATTAGCATCAGACCAACAATGTTCCTTGTATCCACAGAACACACAACCTATTGCAAGTTTCATATTACCTGACTTACCATCAGGTTCATCAGGATAACACTTAGGTGGTGGAGAAGAAGACTTAACTACATTCTTTAAATGTTTCACTCTATCTGAAGCATTTATCATATGTATACTTTCGACAGGCATATATGCAAGTTCTCCTGTAGATTTATCTACTGCAACAAAACCTGCAGAGTCATCACCTGCACTCTCTGCGTATGCACTTATCTGTGATATATAACCAAAAGGGTCATTAGTAGTTAGAGAACCATCCTTAAACTTCTTGAAGCTATAAGATGATGCACTCTTTATATCTACTAGAGTGCCATCTATTCTACAATCTTTATGACCTTTGACTCCATCTACTTCTTCCATTTTCTGCATTTCAGATACCTCATGTCCTGAAGCTTCTGCCAAAAGAATAAGAAGAGACTCAAGGATTTCTCCATATAAAAACTTTATCTTAGTTTTTGCGTCAATCTTTTTAGGTTCTATATCTGATTTAATATCATACCATAGTTGCCTGTCAGGTCTTCCTATTTGAGAGAGTCGTAATGTCTTTACATCATCTCTCTTTTCAAATAGAAACTTAGTGACAGACTCCATGACACTCTTACCAAAGGTATGAAGAAACTCTTTATCAGTTGTTCGTTTGTCCAAACCTTCATCAATAGTTCTATATATATCTTGAACTAGTGTGTCTACTTTTTTACTCATAACATTCCTTTATAAAAATCCCACCAACCACAACCCACTTCAGCATTAAGCTTAATTTAGAAAGGAATCTCATCAGAGTCGAGGTCATTACCTGACTTATACCCATCAGGTATAACGTCAAAGTCCTCACCTTCTGAATACTCTACAAGATTAATGACTTGGACTGCTTGAAGGTCTGCTCCAATGCCATTCTTACCTGCATAGTTCCACTCATACGTCTTAAAAAGAACATTAACATCAGAGCCATTACCTACTAATGTTCCTTTTATATCTCTCTTTTCAGAGTCTTTTAAAGAAGGTGGATTATTTGCATTACCATTCTTGGAAGTTACCTTCCTCTTAAAGGTAATGAAGTCTCCTCTCTCGTCTTCCTTGTTCTTAACTGCAAGACCTGACTCGATTGCCTTCTTTTTATTAGCTGAATCAACAGCTAAGTCGATACTCCAAACAGGCTCGAATGTAGTGTTTGGATTAGATATTGATGCCCAATAGGCTTTACCATTTAATACTGGCATTATTTTTCTCCTTAGTTTTGTTAGTGCAAACTTAGTTGCTATTAAAATATAACGAATTATACTATATAATAATTAGTATGTCAACACCTTAATGTGTTTCATACCAATTTTTTCCAATTTTATATTCACTATCCAAAGGACATTGAACACTCAGTTCTTTCTCTACAAGTTTCATTGCCTGTTGAGTCATATCACCAAACCTTTCTGCTTGGTCTCTGCGAACTTCAAATTGGTATTCGTCATGGATAGATGCAACAAGTCTATAATCATATCCCTGTTGCACCTTGAAAGTTATTTGTCGTAACCATTCCTTACAAATGATTGCACCTGCTCCTTGTAAGAGTAGGTTCATTGAAGCATGAAACTGTCTGACCTTTAGTAGTCTACCATCAATAGCTCTTATCTGTCCTCTCTTTGCAACTCTGTCAACCTTATCACGCAAGGTTTTAAGAGAAGGCATATTGGACATGAACTTATTAATAATCTTCTTACCTTCAGTCTTACCACCACCAACTATCTGTCCTATCTTATCAGGACCTGCTCCATATATTAAAGCATAGATAAAAGTCTTTGCTTGGTCTCTAGTCTTCAGACCTGCAGCCTTCTGATTGGCAGTATGTATGTCACCTTCAACTACTTCCTTTGTAAATTTGGAATCGCCCATGTAATGAGCAAGGCAACGAAGTTCTAGGCTAGATGCATCACAACCTAGTAATACATAATTACTATTGGTAGGTATCCAAACTGACCTACATTCCTTACCATAGGGAGAGTAGGAAGCAGGAACTTGAGCCATGTTTGGAGAGTTGTGTGCCATTCTTCCACTAATTGCTTTTAGTGTCATAACTCTACCATGCACCTTGCCATCTTCTTGGACTACATCTATCCAAGACTTAATCTGAGAAACTCTCTTCTGCAATAGAAGATAATGAGCAATCTGTAGTGCTTCAGGAATATCTTTAATTCTTTTCAATGTTCCCTCATCAACTATAGGATGCCCTGTAGGTGTAAGGTTCTCAGGTTTCCAACCTTTCTCTATCAATCTCTTTGAGATTTGTTGTCTAGAGTTAGGATTGAACTCTTCCACACTATCACTTAGTCTCTTACCTGTCTTCTCTGAATATCTTTCAGTAGTAATAGGTGGGAATATTTTTTGTAAATCTTTTTCTATCTTGTCTGCTTCTTCTTCAAGTCTTGCACATAGTTTATCTGCTTGTTCTATATCTAATTTAAAACCATTCTCTTCCTGCTTGTTTACTATTGCTCTTACTTGGTGTTCAAGAAGCATACTCTTCTTTGAATATTTTTTTAGTGTAGGTAGTAAGTGTTTATATAATTTATATGTCAACTCAACATCTTTGATACAATACTCTAACATCTCTTCATTGAAATGAGAGAAGTCTTTATAGTCTAGCTTTCCAAATCCCAATCTCTCTCCCCATGCCTTGAGTGAATGACCACCTTCTAGCACAGGGTCAGAGAGTTGTGAAAGGATAAGAGTATCTCTTACTTGTGATAGTTTTATCTTACTACCAGTCAACCTATTAAGTATAGGTGCATCAAAAGATATTCCATTGTGCATAATAAATATATCTACAGACTCACTCCACTTAGCAAAGTCTTTCAGAGTATCACCATGCCAAGATAAAACATCTCCTTTGTCTATATCTTTGGCAACAATACAATGAATGACAGTTGCTTTTATGTCATCAGTTTCTATATCTACTACAAATTTTCTCATAAAAAGTCCTCTACATCTGATTGGTTGTCTGACTCAAGAGGATTCTCAATCTCTTTTAATCTTCCTGTGTCCTTGTCATATAGTAGGTATGCAGATACACCTGTCTCACCTGCATATCTATTCTTTAGTACCCTGACAGTAGTTGTATTCGCTAGTGTAGGGTCTTCTGCTTGTTGGTCTCTCTCTAGTGCAATAACTGCATCTGATATTTGAGCAATAGAGTGTGAACCTCTAAGCATTGATAAGGATACTTCCTTACCTTGCTCCTGTCCTTTATCTCCACTTGCTCTTCTCAAGTGAGACACAAGTAACATTGCACATCTTGTTTCCTCTACTAGTGAACGTAGCTTGGTCATTAGTTGGTCAATGTTTCTTCTCTCATCTTCACCTTCAATACCTGAAACAAGTATGGATAGGTGGTCAATAATAATGTACTTACAGTCTAATGCCTTGACCATATATCTTACTCTGTTAAGTATCTCATCAGTAGTGATACTACCAAAATGGTCAAAGCCATAGAACCTTCTTGTACCTATAGTCTTTTTCTCAAACTCTTGTAACTGCTCTAGTGTATAGTTCTTCTGTACTTCCTTAATATACAACCTGTCACTTGCTTCTACTGACATGATATGTAACATAGTCCTAGTAATATTTTCTTCAAGAGAGAATACACCTATGTTATGTTCTGTATTAGTAAGTAAGTGATGCATTAATTCTCTCATCATAGATGACTTACCTGCACCTGTACCTGCAGTAAACGTAACAAGTTCTCCTGTCCTGATACCATAAAGTTTCTCATTCAGTCCATCATAAGGATACAAACAAGTTTCAGTATCATCCTCTGCATATATCCTAGAGGAAATATCTGCAAGGTTATGTATACCTGCAGGAGTATAAGGCTTTGCATTCCAGAAGTCTTGAGTAAACTCTTGCTTCTTACCATGCACAAGATACTCATTAGCATCCTTGTATCTCATGTCCATAATAAGACATTTGTTAGGTTCAAATATTTGAGCAACTTTGATGGCTGCTTTTTTACCATGCTCATCATTATCAAAACATAACACTACTTTATCAAACTTATTTATGTAGTCATAGTTTGCCTTAATATCTTTGAGTGCAGACTGACAACCATTCTTGATTGAAACAGTTGCCCATCTTGAACCTTGTAATTCATAGGCAGACATTGCATCTATCTCACCTTCACATATAGTAAGATACTTACCACCTTGAGGAAACTTATTCTGTCCAAACATAGTTGCTCTAGGTAAGTTACCTTCTGAAGAGAAACCTTTATTAGATACAAGTCTAATCTTATTTCCTACGTGACTATTATTAATGTCGTAATAAGGATATATATGCTTAACCACATTGTTATCTCTATCGTGTAATACTTGGACATTAAAAAAGTTTGCAGTCTCTTTCTTGATTGCTCTATCAGGGATACCATCTACAACTCCACTACTAAAATTTTGATGATTACTATTTATAGATATAGGCTTCTGCACTTGTTCCATATCTTCTCCTTTTGAATAAGTTCTACATGAAAAACAAAACTTAGTTCCACCTTCATATAATACATTTGCATCAGATGAACCACACCTGTCACAACTACCTTTCTTTATTACCTTTGATTCACTCATGTCATTCCTTCCATTTTGTTAATACCTTTGCAATAGTTTCCATTGTACTTCTCTTTATAGAATAAAACTTATTATCTATCTTGCCATCATGTGCAACTACACATTCATATAAGTCTCTACTGTCATCATAAGATATAACACATTCAATGTGTTCACCATCTACGAAACCACTAAACTCATTCTTTTGTTCACTCATTTTCACACTCCTCTGTTAATTTTTCTTTTAGTTTTTCTTTAAACTCTTCTGCTACTTTTTTATTTTTTTGACTGTTGCCAAAATCAATAATGATATGTTCATCAAACCAATTTTTTTTCTCACTCATCTCCATACTCCTGTTTTATTATTTCATTTATAAAATCTGTGTCACTATCAATTTTGTCTGCCACCTCATGTTTAGCATACTTTCTTGCTTCCTGTGGTGTATAACCTTCTTGAATTAGTTCATCATATATTTCTTTATATAATTTTTTTCTATCATCATCCCATAAATTAGCCATGACACTCTCTGTTAATCTTTATACTTATCTTTATTAATAGATATTAATTTATTTAAATACCATTGTGCTTTTTCTAAGTCTTCAACACCATTTTTATATCTATATCTCCACAGATATTTCATAATGTTTCCTTGAAGATAGAACTCAAAACCTTCATCAGTCATTGCTCCAATAGCATCAATACATTCTATGCCTGACTTGTTGTAATGTATAGGATTGTTTACCATGTCCTCTTGTTTAGATAATTTATCTACTAGATGAGGTGCAAGATATACTTCATGTTCATCCTTTCCATATTGAATAAAACTTGTTTCTTTATTATCAGACTGTTCATTAGCCTGTGCTTCTCTTAATTTTCTAGCCATGTAATCATCATACCTTTCTTCCATAATTCACCTATGAATAGTTAATTTTCTTTACTACCTCAACAACAGAATCTAAACTCTCTGTAAAGGTAGGTTTGTCCATTGACTCCATGTTGTCCATTGCTTCCCATTTATTATTAGCACTTACAACATAAGTATTTCTACTTATTTCTACTACTGTAACCTCCCACTTTCGTAGTAGTCTATACTTTTTATCCTTTAAAACTTTTCTAATCATATCATATATCCTTAATTCTGTAAAGATAATTACAGATATACAGATTTATTTTTCTCATCAAAGAATTTATTTAGTATCTCATGTTTATCCCATGCACTTGCTAAACTCTCTAACTCTTTATCAATAGATTCTATAATATCATTATGCTCTCCAATACCTACAGGATTATTAAGATACACAGTTACATTTGCCTTATGCTTTGCCATCATACCTACATAATAAGTTTTTAAATTACTTATCATTGTCTGTCTATTATCAGGTACATATTTAGTTTTTTCTTCACTCATTTTATTCTCCTTTAAATGTTTTAATTACATCAGATGAAAATAACTTTTGCAAATTTAGTAGATACATTCTACTTGCATTATGGTCACCACCTGACACACTCTTTTTATAATCTAAGTTCTCAATAATCTTACGTAAACTATTAATATCAAAGACTAAAGTACAGAACACTTCCTTGCCTATACATAAATTATGAAACCAATAATCTGCTTCAGTAGTTTGGATACCACTTGGCTTTCCATATGACTGATACTCTATGGCAATGTTACCTGTCTTTTGCCATATGTCTCTCTCAGATTTGACTTCAATCTTTTTATCCTGCAACATATCTGCCACAAGTTTTTCTCTCACCTTACCATACTTCAAGTCCATATCAAACTTTTTCCTGTTAGGTTTACTTGGTTCTAGGTTTTCCATATCGTTCCTTTCTTTTGTATGAACCTTTGCCTTTTTTATTTTGTACTACTTGCTTATTAAAAAGAAGTAATATCTTGGCAATGGGATTTATCTTTTTTATTTTCATGCTAAACTCACATATCCTACAAAGAATACAAAAGCAAACAACGTAAGTATCATATACTTTATATCTTCATTTCCCCACATTATACTACACCTTGAGTGCTATGTAAATGCATAATGCAATTATTAATAACTTTCCATAGTCAAGGTCATACTTTGTACCTTCACCATACTTTTTATGAAAGTCTACATTAAAAAAGTCTGTTATTCTATGCCACATTATTTCTTTCTCCTTTCTATATCCCATCTGTAAAAGATATGGTCATCTATTCTAGTTATATATGTCTTGGTCTCTGCCCAACTAGGCTTAACATAATAAGCATGGTAGTGTGTTGCACCTTCAACAAAGTCATCTAAGTGTCCATTATACACACCATTTGCTACGTGCAAAGCATCCTTCCATGCCTTATGTTCTCTTGGCTTGTCACTCTTGCCATCACAGTACCAACTAAATTGGCATCTGTTCTTGATAGGTAGTGTAGGTTTCCACTTGTATGTTAATCCTTGTTTAACTACATCACAGATGTTGTTAGGATACCTACTATCATTTACCCTATTCATTACTACTTGTGCTACTGCTACTTGACCTATGAAACTTTGGTTCTTAGCTTCATGGTATACATTAAGTGCTAGACACATTAGTGATTCCATTAGCATTATACATTCTCCTCTGCACTATTTATAAATAAGAACCCACCACTATTACCTTCAGGGTCAGAACTTACTGCTATCTTAACGTCTTCATACTTAGGTTTAGTTAGTACAAACTCAGGGAATCCTTCTGCATCTATGCCTAAGAATTTCTTTATCTTGAATCCTTCTAACTGCTTGTAGTATCTGTCTTTAAATTCTCCCATTATACAATCTCCTTTGTATTAATACCTTTAAAGATATGAGCAATCACATCTACTGTCCAACTATTGCCAATCATCTTATATCTTTGAGTCTTTGATACATGATTTGTATAGTCATCAGGCATAGTCTGTAATCTCTCACACTCTATAGGTGTAAGCTTTCTCCATGTCATACCTTCCACAATGACAGTATCTTTTTGTACTGTAGTAAGGCAATTACTTTTATTATCTTCTCTCACTTCTACTTGAGTAGTATAAGGTAACTCTAATTGATTATCTTTTCTTATACCATTCTCATCTAGTCTTCTGTTAACAATCCTACCACCTTTTGCAGAATAGGTTGCAACCTTTGGTTCTCTATTGCCACCTTGCATAGTTAGTAGGGTAGGTGCTTTACCATTCATATGATATACTTGTTTGGTTGCTCTGTAATTGTAGTGTGCATATTCTTCTGCTTCTCCTACAGGTATCAGTCTATCAACAAGTGTCATGCCATTATTACCTGCACCTTTATACATGGTTGCAGTAGTACACAGAGACTTTTGATTCACATTCCTATGATGCCTAGCATTACGTTCATTGATAGGAACAGGTGGTTCATTATGGTCTGTCTGTAGTATATCTTTTAAGACTAAACCTTTATCCACCATGTTCATATCAATAGGAATGTTTGTCCAATATAAACGTCTACGATTCTGTGCAGAAAACAAACTAGAGTTTATCTCAATAGGTTCAACTCCCATGTATTCTGTAATAACATCTTGGTATTCCTTCTTCATCTTTACATTCTCAAGTAAGAAATACTTAGGCTTAACTTGATTCTTTATTCTTATATACTCAAAGAATAACTTGCTACGTTCATCATCAAATGCTAACTGCCCACCTGCAAATGAAAAGCCTTGACAAGGTGAACCACCTATCAACAAGTCAATTCCCCAACAAGATATTTCAAACTCATCTAAGTCTGTAACATCTCCTAGTTGTCTAGTGTTAGGAAAGTTTGCTTGAGTAACCTTGATTGCATGAGGACATATTTCAGATGCATAGTAGGTACTTTCTTTACCATCAAAGGTAATACCTAATCTTCTCAATGCTTCCTGCCCTACACTACAACCATCAAATAAACTTAGTACATTCATATTTATACTCCCATAAATTTAAAGTGTTTAAGATACTTAGCTTGTATCTTTTTAGGTAACTGTGTAAGAGGTACAAAACTTTGATTATATTTTTTAGCATATTGTAATTCTTCTTCTACTACAGATACATGATAGACTACATTATAACCTTCTACAAGTTTGCCATCTTTATCTACTCTTACATAATCATCTTTATTTATTTTAGTCATATACTAAACTCCTATTGTATAATAATTATTATTCATATCCTTAACAATTAGTGTTGCATCATTGTGTACTGTAGAAGTTTGCAACTCTAACTTGTGTATCATATAACCTAACTTCTCAATACGAAACTTAAACTCTGTTAAGTTTAATGCATTAGCATTTACTAAATCATCAAGCATATTCTTAATCTTTACTGTGTCTAAGATTGTCATGTCTTTATCCTTTTCTCTTTAAAGAAATCATTTTGTACCATCAACTCTGCATATAAAGATATACCAAAGTCATAGCCTTGTTTGTAATAGTCATGTCTGTTGTCATCATCTACACTCCCATTTAGTATTGCATCTGTAACACCATCTTTAAATCCTTTCAATACATATTGTCTTTGTGATTCTTTTTGTTCTACTTGTTTAACTATATTACTAAAATCATCTGTCATACTTCTTATCCTTTCTGTAATACCTAATAAAGTAATCTCTTGCAAGAGGTACATGATGTTCTCCATATGCTTCCTCTACTTGTTTAAGTATAGTTGACATTGCCCAACCTCTAATCTTTGGATTGGCTTTGCCTTCCTTCATCTTATCTTCAATGAATGTAATTACTTCCATCTTCTCATCTAGTCTAGGTGTTATACTCATTACTCATCTCCTCTCTTTGTGTCAATGTAAACTCTCATGTGTGTAGAATCTTCCATGTTTGCACCATGATATGCCCTACCTTGTCCATACAATTCCTTCTTTAAGTGTTGTCCTTTCACTCTTATTTTGTATGAATCTTTGTTAAGATATTTCCTACAGTTCTTTACAAACTCTTTACCTTCCTCATCTTGTGGTACTTCTGTAAAGGTGTAGTAGTATCCTTGTAAAGATGAATCATACTGTTCATCTTTTTCTTCAATGATACCTTCAAGTCTTTCAATCTTTTCATTTAACTTTCTGATAAGATTATCTTTGGCACTTATAACATCTAAGTCATTAACAGATGTTATGAAGTTATCCTCTGAAACTTTTTTGAAATAATTAGCTTTATCATTTACCTTAATAAATGCTCTTATTAGATGTTGGAAATCCATATGAGATATAGGTATATCTCTACCATCTGCTTCTGAATAGTATGTCTTATAGTTTAAGTCATACATATCACTTGCTAGTTTGCCACTAGTTGTAGTTGCTCCTAGCATTTGTACTATTCTATGTATCTTCATGTCTTATTTCCTTTCTTCTATTATTGAATTGATATAATCTCTTAACTCTAGTATCTGTTTATCACTCCACCAATCTCTAACAAGGTAGTTAGTTCTCATAGTGTTTTCTTCGTGAGGTTCTACAAAAATTAAAGAGTTATACTGTACCTCTGAATGTTCACTCTGCTCGAATTGATAGCCTTCGCCCATCTCTTCTTTAGTTTTCCAATGTAACATTATTCATACTCCTATATTTGTTCAATGACTACATCATCATAGCCTTTGTCTTTCCATTCATCTGCATCTCTTTTTGCATCATTGTAGTTGGTGTAGTAATCATCTACACCACCTACCCAAACTATGTATCTCCAACCATTTATGTAATCTGTATCACACATTATTTCCACTCCTCTACTGTAAAGTTATTATATAATTTATCATGGTCAATATATCTCTTGCCCATGAAGGTAACTCTCTTTTTAAGTTCTTCAAGAGTTAAGTTCTTAGGTGGTATTGATTCTCCTTCTTCATCACATGACATGATGAGTGCATTACCACTAACAATAACATCATCTAGTTGAAAGAAGTAATTGTAATTCTGTAGATTAGCTTCTTCATCTGTCCATATGTCATTGCCTTTTACTTGGTATGGATATAGTTCCAAGTAATTACATTTAATTAATTCTTTCTTATGCTCATAACCTTTAACATCTGTTTCAATTATGAGTTCGTTTATTGCGTCTATAAAATATGTCTTCATTATCTTTTTCCTTTTATTATTTATATTACTATATATTGACTCCTATGTATCCTAACTAACAATACAGTAGGCAATTACTATCCAAAAAATAATAGGTGCAACTAAATCATAATTCATAGTCATACACCTGCTCTTATTTCTGCAATAGCTTGAAGTTCTATTTCTTCATACTCCAATCTCTGCATTTCTTTCTTAGCCTTAGTTATTATATATTGTCTGCTCCTTTCTCCATTATATTCATACTCCCATTTAATGTTGCCATCTTGGTCGTATATAATATATACGTCATCATTAACATCAAATTCTAAGAAGTAATTATCATTTGCACATATTACATTCTCAGGTAGGTTGTCTGTTTCAAAATTGTATATAATTCCCATTATTTATTCTCCTTTATTAGTAAGTATGTTGCACCAAGTAAACATATTAAACTTGATGTATAAATTATAGTTGGTAGTAATCCACTCATATCAATTAAATTATCAATAGATATTAGTAGTCCACAAGTAGAAACAATTAGTAATGTAACTGCTCCTAATCTGCTTGTAATATGATAGTTCATTTGTTTTCCTTTCCTTATGTGATTTCATGTATCCTTCTCCATGCTAACCAAGTTATTGCTTGTAATTCATATGCCTTTATACCTAGTTTCTTAGATGCCCTTTGGTATGCCTTCTGAATATCTAAGTATTCAAGCTTTCTAATATTTGTATTTGGTGTAGTCAATCCTTGCCTATCATTGTAGTAGATATTTCTAGCATGACCATCAATAGTAATATCTGTTTCATCACCACTTATATTTCTAAAGAATGAAACAATCTTTTTACCATTTAATATTGTAATTGTTTCATCATAGGTAGGCATTGTTTTAAGTATATGCCATGCCTTCTGTTTCATTTTATGGTATGTACTAACTTTAATACTATCCATATCTTGACCATCAATAAATGCCTTACATAAATCTCTAGCATTCATAATGTTTCTATCCCATTTATTATTTGGTGATAATGCACTTGTTACACCAATAACAATATGGATAGGTAAATCTAATTCTAATGCAATCTTTTTGCAATCTGCATATGCATTTACATACCAAGTTAAACCATGTTTTATTTCACTTGGATTAGCTAAATGATATACTAGAATAATATTTTTAGTTGTAATCATATTATCTTTTCTCCCATAAGTTTATCCATTCAAGTAATTGTTCTGCATACCTTCTTGCATCTTCGTTAGTATTTTTAGTTGTATCCAATTCAAGGTATAGTTTTATCTTTTCAACTAATTTTTTACTTGTCATTTTTGGTTTGTAATTAAATGTATGAACATTTGGCATTGTTTTTCCTTTCATAAAAAAAGGAAGCATTAATTTGCTTCCCTTTATAATTTATTTTGCAAATTAAATTATATAGATAACTTAATTCACTAACTTAATTGAGCTAACATCTATATTAAGTTTATTAGCTAATGACTCAATAAAGGTTTTGGCATTACACCATTGACCACTATCCAAATCTTGATAACTATTTCTATAAGTTACAGAAACAATAGTTGGTGAGTTGTCGCTACCATTATTAAATGAAACGATATGAGTTTTAAATCCTTTAGGATTATAAGTTTGATTTTTAAGCAATGTCTTTTCCTTTCATGTTTAAAGTTTGCTTGTTATAGTATATATTGATTCCTATGTATCCATAGTTTCAAATATACTCCACTAGCTAGGAAGTGTGTTGCCATTACACAGTCTTGATAAATCCTAGCTAGAAGGGGATACTTGATTAGTTAGCATTTAGTATTTTTCTTTTCTTTTCTATTTCATTAAGAAATATGTCTTCGTTAAATCTAGGATTTTTAGAATAGCAATAAGCTTTTACTAATTCTATTTCCTGAAAAGTATAATCATTATTAACAATGATATTTACTATTTCTTTAAAATGTTTTCTTGTAGGATTACTTGCAATCTTGTATTCAAATACGTTATCTCTTATCCACATTGTATTTCCTTTCATAATTTATATAGTTTATATATTGATTCTTATGTATCCACTAGATAATTTCTAATATTTTACCTTGAGTAATTATAACTTTTATTAATTGTTTAGTTAATTGTTTTTGTAAACCTATAGAATGTTTATGATGCCTTCTATTATGTCTACTTAATTCAGTAAGTAAATCATTATATAAATAATCTACTTGGCTTTCAATTATATTATCTAATTGTTTATTCTCTTGAATGTCTTTTAATTCCATAATCATTTATCCTTTTATGTTTAATGGTTTGTGTTATTTAATTTATATAGTTTATATATTGATTCCTAAGTATCCATCAATAGAATATATAAGTAAATCAATAGTTTATATAAGAATATACCTAGTACTAGCTAGTA